TAATTCATTATTCTTTTGCATCAATTCATTATGATTTTTTAAATCTTCTGATACATCAGAACCAAATAGTTTTTTAATTCCTATTTTTCCAGCACTTGCAGCCAAAGCCAAACCATTCATAGAACCAGTTGTAAAAGATATAACTTTATTAAATAGAGTAAATGCTCCTGATTCATCTAATAGACTTAATAAACTCTCACCTAATTCACTAAATTTAGTAGTAATAGTAGTTATTGCTTTATCAACTTTAGATCCTGATGTTTTATCGAATTCTTCATTAACACCTTTAGTAATTTCTTGTAAAGCTTTCATTTTATCAACTAAAGAAATACTTTTTAAATCAACAGCACCAAATTTCTTTTCCAAGACTTCCATAATAATACCACCAGCTTCACCAGTTCTATTAAGTATTATTAATTCATTAGCAAAACTTTCTAAGCTTTCATTAGGATTTGATCTTTGTAATGCTACTGATAAATCTACTATTTCTTGTATCGTTTTACCTGCTAATCCAGCACTTTTACCAGTTTGTACAAATGATGCTATTATATTTTGATTAATTCCGTATTGCTGTGAAGCTAATTTAATATAATCTCTTGTTCTTTGATTTAAACCAAACATCATTTTATCAGTATCAGCCCCAGCCTTAATTAAAGCACCAAATGTAACAGCAGTAGCAGCAATTTTAGTACCTAATGAAAGCCAGTTAGACTCCATATCTTTTGTAGTTGATTTTGTAGTTTTACCTAATTCTTCTTGAGCTTTTTCTACATCTTCAATAGATTTTTTAGCTTTTTTACCATTTACTGTAAGGTCAAATTCTATTTTTTCAGCCATTTGATAACTCCTCTAAATTTCCAGTAATATCTAAAGTCATTTCTGCAGCAACTAAAGATAAAATTCTTAAATCTAATTTAGCAATAGTATCGAAATCATTTTTATTTGTTAGACTGAATAATCTTTTAGCATCTTTATCTAAAGCTTTTTCAAGAATTGTATAAATAGGAAATAAATGCTCTTGCTTTTCTTTTTTAACTTCTTTAGTCCCATCTTCTTTGATGTAAGTAGTTTCTTTAATACATAAATTGTTTATTCTAGTATGTTCTAAAATAGTCATATATTTATAATAAAATGTATATTCATTTTTATTAACAGTAAATTTTATTTCATTTAACTTTTCATTGGCTTTTAAAATATCTGCAAGTAATGCTGCTTTAATATCCATTTTAATCAATCCTTGTAATAACTTAACAAGACACTCCCAAGAGTGCCTTATAAATCATTTATGCTGATGGTGTTTCAGTTAATGAATCAGATCCAGTAAACGATACTGAAGCCTCAACAATTCCTGCTACATCATTTGCAATAGAAATAGATTCAACTACTGCATCACCTGCATAAGTTGTTCCATCACCTAATGATAATACTAAAGCTACAACAGAACCTGAAGATAATCCCGTTCTTAATGCGTCTTGCCCAGTATCACCAATATCAAAATGTGCTGTTAATGATCCTGACCATCTTTTGATAGTAGAAGCATTTTTTGCCCAAGCACTCCCAAGTGTAGTAACTTCAACAACATCTGAAGATTGGTCTAAAGAAAAGTTTTTAACTTCTCCGACTGAACCTCCACCAGCTGTAATGCTACCATTATAACCTTTTACAATTGCCATATTAAACCTCTTTTATAAATGTAAATGTAATTAAATAACTTCGTTCTTCTTCTTGAATTGTAGCCGAACCAGTTACCAACTCTGATAAATCTGTTATACCATCTAAAACTTCAGAAACTCTATCTATATTAAAGCCTTTTTTGGATAAGCATAATTCATAAATTTCTGTTCTATTATATCTAATTTTCCCTAATGCTGATATATCCTCATTAGTTTCAACAGCCATATCTATAAGTCTAAACTCTAAAGGATTTAATGTATCTTTAGTTGTAAATCTATAACCTAAGCTTTTGATATAATTTGTCATCTCTGAAACCCTACTTGCCCAATATTTAAATCTTCCTCTTCTGTACTAATTGCTCCACTTTCATCTGAATCATAATCAGCTACTAAAGTATTTAGTTCTGTATTATACATCTCCATATAAGTTTCGTAATTAACCCAGTAAGTATCTTCATCGTTTCGATCTTGTGTTTTAGCTAAACAAATATGTGCAACAGTTCTATAAAGATGTAATTCTTTTAAGTCAGCTGGATTTAGAAAGAAGTTTATATCAAAACCTTTTTTCTTTAAATCATTAGTTAAAACAGCATTAGCTCTATCTGATGCAGATTTATATGATAAATACATAATTGCAAAAATTGTAGTATTGTCAATAGGAAAGTCTAAAGTATCAAATGTAAAAGTTGCTACACCACCAGCAGAACTATAATCAGTAATAATTCTATCAATACCTTTATTTTCACCATCTAAGAAACAAATGTAAGCACCGATTACAGAATATTCATCTAAATCTCTTAAATCGTGTGTTATTAATGTAGTAGTAGATCCATCAGTTGCTTTACTAACAACATCAGCTAGTAATAATGGTGATGCTTCAATAATTTCTGCATTAGTTAGAGTTAGTGCCATTATTCAGCCTTTTTAGATTTTCTTACAGTCTTTTTTTCTTCAAATTTAAACAATTTACTTGCTTTTGCTTGTTCAAGGTCGGTAGATTTAATATCTACCTCTTGACCTTGTTCGCACTCATACAAGTTATCGTTACATCTGAACTTTACTTTTCTAAGTGCTATTGCTTTCATTTATTATGCACCAGTAATGATTTCAATTGCGTTGTCATCAACGATACCATATTCAATAGTACCTTTCCAACCCATATTCATCATTCTACCTAATTTGTCAAATGGTCCAGTAATAACTGGCTCTTCTGCAGCAGATACAGCTTTACCTAATGCACCCATACCAAAACAGTTTACTTGTCCAGCAGTTACATCAGCATCTTCAACGATAACAAAACCTTCTAAAGTACCAACTACACCATTTGTAGCTAATTCTAAATTAGTATTTTGAGCAATTGAGATGTAATCATCTTTAATATCTGAAATTTGTGCAGGATTCATAAATGCTACATAGTAACCATTCATTTTAGGAATTCTTTTAGAAGATAATCTTTCATAAGCACCTCTTAAATCACCTTTTGCAAGTGTACCAGCAGAAGCAGCAGCAGTTGTGTTAGTTCCAGCTTCTAAAGCATTAATTCCTAATTGGTTAGTAGTTTCAGCTAAGTTGATACCAGTTAATCTTGCAGCAGCTCTGTCAGCTTTTCCACCAGTTTGTAAGTTAGATAATTGTGTAGTAGTTACAACATTACCATACTCTTTTGGAGTTAAAAGAACTGAAGTATCAGCCATAGCAACAGAATCAACATCAGCACCATCTGTTAATGGAGTAGTAGCTTTAGCTAATTTTGAAAATACTGTAAAAGAAATTGATTTTGCACCAATCTCAACATTTGTTTCAACAAAGTTATCAATTTTGTTTACACCAGCACCTGAAACAAGTACCTCTGTATCAATTAATTCAATTAATGAATCATCTAAAGTTGCAGCAGTTGTAATAACGTTAGCCATTTTTTATTCCTCTTTATTTATATAATGAATCTAAAATCTTTTTAGCTTCACCAGCTTTGCCTTCTTTAGCAAGTTGTTGAGCCTTAGCGATTTGTGTAGATCTATCTGAAGGATTTTGCTTGTTGTTTGATGTATTATCTACCTTTGGCTTAGTTTGTGTTTCTTGTCCAAATAAATATGGTCTTGTTTCTTTAAGCTGGTTAATAAAAGTATCTTTTTCAAACCCTTCGTTCTTTGAAGCTTTTTCATACATAACTTCAAACACCTCAACATCTTTAATACCGTTTTGAGCAGATAAAGTAGAAACTTCTGTTTTAAACTTCATTTGCTCCATTTGTTCTAAAAGTGATTGCTTTTCAGCAACAGTAGAATTCAGCTGTTCCGAAAGCTTTTCTAATTCAGTCTTATTTGCCTCATCTTGTTGTTTTTTAGCTTCAATCAATTCTTTTAAAGAATCAATATTATCTACACCAAGCGAACCTAATAATTCCGATTTAGCCTTTTCAGCACCTTTAGCATATTTCTTGTTAATTAACTCATTCAATTGATCTTGAGTCATATTAACTGGATTTCCTACATTTTCATCTGGAGTTGTAGTGTTCTCGTTTACCTCATTTTGGTTGGTTGAGTTTTCCATTGAAACTTCCTTAATTAAAAAAGTGATTTTGTAACATAGAGTTACATTGGAATTATTATATCATAAATTGTAATTTTTTTAAAATTTTACATATTATTAGCAGTTAGATTAAATAAAAATATAGTCTAAAATTTATGGTGTAACTTAGTAATCTAAATATTCTCACATACCAGATATCACCAGATTAAGATTTAAGGACTACCCGTTACCCTCCTTATTCTTATTATATTGATTATATTTTGAATTAAAATCTATAAATTAATAAATTACCAATAAAGAAAACACCGATAATACAGTATCTAGAGTGGAAATTTAAATAATAATTTATAATAATTTACAGACACTTTAAATTGCTTTGCTTTAATTTATACAGTTTTAGATTAACTTGAAATTACTTATTAATTAACTGCCCTTTATAAATCTTAGTTAGTTCTTTCTTAAGTTCAGTAGTTTCTTTTTTAGTAAAGCCTAAAAATTCCCTTTTATTCTTTTTATTATAGTATGCAACATCATTATTACTTAAACCTTTATTTCTACTACCTGATAAATAAAATCTGATCCCACCAGTTATAGGTTTAAATGATACAGACTTTAACATTCTAAATGTATCTTGCAGATTTACAATAGAACTACCTTTTTTCTTTATAGTGGATTGCTTATATCCTCTAAATTGTTTTCCATTCTTATCTATACCTCTTTGAGTTCTAGTTACAATATCTGATTGTAATTCAAGTCCAAATAGATTTAAATAGTTCTTTGCAATATTCTGTTTTCTCTTTTTAAAATTGATTTTCTTTTTTAGCAAGTGAAATCTCCTTTAATATAGCCCCTATTGATAGCAACATCTTCTCTAATAGGCATTACAGTATGTCTACAATTCCATTTTCTTCTTTTATCATTCTTTAACTTATTAGCTTCAGATTTATCATAGTATCTATTTTTATCAATAACACACTTACAAAAATCTCTTATTTTCTTATCAGGTGTAGCACCTACATAAATATAAACTATTTCATCAGCTATCTCTTTTATTTTATTATCTATAACTTGCTGTTGGAAATCTGATAAAGCTGTATCAGCATATGTAGTAGAATACTTAGCTAAATCTGTATCTCTTAATGATTGTTGTATATTAAGGATTAAATCAGCCCTTGGTAGGTTTGATAAATTATATTTATATAAATCTTGCTTTAGTCTATTAGCTGCCTGATTTCCTATGTCTAAAAAGGTTTGAGTA